TGGTTTTGAATCAATAGCTATTACTTCTACTAACACAACTTTAGTGATGACTGATGCTACAATATCAAATGCTAGAAATGCTGTTATAGAATTTACAGGAGCCATTACAGCTAATGCTACTGTTTTTGTAGCAAGTGGAATTGAAAAAACATATACAATTAAAAATAGCACAACAGGTGCATTTACATTAGCCTTAAATCAAGTTGGTGGATCTTCTGTTATTTGGGGAACAACAGATAAAAAAATTAAACAAGTCTATTTAGATGGAACAAATGCAAATACAATTGATCTTAGCACATTAGGTGGACAGATTAGCACTAGTACAGCATTAGCAGATTTTGTTATTGGTCCTAATGAATTAGATACATCATCAGTTACATCAGTTAAAATTGCATCTTTCGCAGTTACATCTACAGGATTAGATACATCAGCAGTTACATCAGTTAAAATTGCTTCTTTCGCAGTTACATCAGGAGCATTAGACACAGCATCAGTTACATCAGTTAAAATAGCATCAGCAGCTGTAGGTCCTACTCAATTACAAAACACTTCAGTTACTGCAGGATCATTTACAACAGCATCAATTACAGTTGATGCTCAAGGAAGAATTACATCAGCAGCCTCTGGATCAGGTGGAGGTGGAGCAGGAGTTCTTACTTTGATGGCTGATGGACCTTCAAGTGGAACTTACACAGCGAGTCCAACTGCAAATAGAATTATGGTTTATATGTATGCTGGAGGTGGTGGAGGATTCTTAGGCCCTTGTTGTTCGCCTCCTGGCGGTGGCGGAAATGGCGGAGCTGGTTTTTATAACAAACCTATAGCACAACCTTTTTCACAACCTTATTCTGTTGGTGCTGGTGGAAATCACAATGCAAATAGTGGTAACGCAGGTGGATCTACAACAATAGCCAATGTTGGAACAGTAAATGGTGGATCAGGTGGAGCAGCAACTCCTGGGAATCAGCCTGGATCAAATGTAACTTTAACCTATGGAAGTAGAAGCGGAGGTAGCGCAGGCCCAGCGCCAGCTAACACTAAAGCGGGAATTGGTATGGCTTTAACTGAATTTTCACTTAACAGACAGGTTGGCCCTGGTCATCTTGCTGTATACGAAAATATAGGAACATAATATGGCTTTTATAATTTGTTTAAAAGATTTTGATAATAAATCTGGATCTTTTGTTAAAATTGCAGAAAATCAAAATGATTTAAATAATTCTAATATCAATCAATTAGATTATAAAATACTTGAAGTTTCGCAAGAAAATTTTAATGCAATAAAATATAAAACAAAAATTGTAGATAAATACAATAATGATGAAATTTTTTATCTTAATCAATCTATGAAATTTTTAAATAAGACAGAATTGCAAGAATTTATAGAGGGTTTATGTTTTACAATACAAAATTTTTTAGTAAATAATTCAAATCATCCATATTATAATCAATGGAATAACTATAAAAATCAACTTAAAAATTTAAATTTAAATAACATAACATATCCTTTAAATAAATCATTAGAACAATATTTTAATGATTTAGGACAACCTTCATATAGTATTTTACAACTTCCCTAAAAAATGCTATTAAATTAGCATGTTCGATAAAGAAATAGAATTTAGTGCCCATGAAGATTATTTTGCATTAAAAGAAGATTATCCAATACCTGCAAAATTAAACATACCTGAATGGTATAAAAAATTAGAACACACTGTTTTAAATAGAACAATTAAAGGATGTATGCCTTTTTTAGATACATTAACTTCTGGTTATTTATTAAAAATACCTCAAGATTTTCATGTAAGACACAATGTAGACAACAAAAATGAAAAAGGAGAGATAGTTAAAGATTCTTTCCAAACTTTTGGATTACACGATCAATCACAGCTATTATATGCTAAAAGTGTAAATTTAAATTCCGGTTTTGATACACATTCTCTAAAACAGGTTGAAGGCTCTCCTTTTGTTGAAAAAAATAAAAATTTACCTTTTTATAAAATATTAAATCCTTGGCACATCAAAACACCAAAAGGTTATTCTTGTTTGTTTGTTCCCCCATTAAACAATTTTGATGATAGATTTTCAATCATATCAGGAATTGTAGATACTGACAGTCATCCAATTGAAATTAATTTTCCAATTGTTATTAATGGAGATAAATATCCTATTTTAGAAACAACTATTAAAAAAGGGACACCTTATGTTCAAATTATTCCTTTTAAAAGAGATTCTTGGAAAATGATTACAAAAGCTCGAAAACATAAAGAAGTACAAAATTCTAAAATTTTTTATGGGCTTAAAATTTTAAATGTATATAAAGAAAAATATTGGAATAAAAAATCATGGAAATAAAAAATTTTGTAAAAATTTATGATGAGGTTTTACCTTTAAACGCACTGTCTAATTTAATACGTTTTGCAAATATTTCAAAATTTGAGGAAACTAAAGTTGGCGGAGGTGATAAAAGTAGAAAAGATTTTAACGTAAGAAGAACATACGCATTATCTCTTTCAAATTTAAATAGTTCGATTTCTATTGTTCACTGGTCTAATTTACTTTATAATTATTTTAACAAAAATTTAAATCAATTTAAATTTGATGCTAATATTATAGATTATAGTTATCAAAAAATATTAAATATAGAAATTTTAAAATATGAAAATACTGGTTTTTACACTTGGCATGTAGATCATTTTGCAAACATTCCCAGAACTATGAGTTGTATATTGCTATTAAATAATGATTACGAAGGCGGAAATCTTTGCTTTAGAAATCCAGATGGTTCAGGAGAATGGGAAGTGGAAGTAAAACCAAATAGAATGATTATCTGGCCAAGTATTTTTTTATATCCACATACAGTAAAACCAGTAACGAAAGGAACAAGGTATTCAGTTGTAGCATGGGCACTTTAGATTATAAAATAATAGATAATTTTTTAGAAAAAGAAGATTTTTATAAATTTCAAAAAGAAATATTTAATGCACATAATGTACCTTGGTTTTATAAAAATTCTCAAACAACAGGTTCAATTAATGATATAGATGACGTTGGGTATTTTTCGTTAAGTTTTTTTAATAATTATTCAAATAATCTTAATGAGTTTAATTATTTTTTATATAAAATATATGAAAAATTAAATTGTCAAGCATTAATACAATCAAGAGCAAATTTATTTTTAAAACAAAAAGAAAATAAAAAATTATATTTTCATACAGATGTTGAATTTAAATGTAAAACAGCTATATTTTATATGAATACTAATAATGGTGCTACTATTTTAGATATAAATGAAAAAATAAAAATAGATAGTATTGAAAATAGAATGCTTATTTTTGATTCACAAATAGATCATTGTGCATTAGTACAATCGGACATTAAAAGAAGAATTTTAATTAATATAAATTATTTTTAATATGAATACTATAAAAGATTTTAAATACAAATTAATTAAAAATTTCTTAACTAAAGAAGAAATTAAATTATTAACAGATTATTGTAGAATTAAACACAGAATAAATTTTGACTCTTTTGATTTTATTCAAAATGATAATGGTGATACTTTTTTTTATGGTGATCCTTTAATGGAATCTTTAATGATAAATAAATTAGAATTAATGCAAAAAGAAACAGGTTTAGAGTTATTATGTACTTATGCTTTTTGGAGAATGTATACAATAAATGCAGATCTTAAAAAACATAAAGATAGACCAGCTTGTGAAATAAGTGTTACAGTAATGATAGGATCAGATGGAACTCGTTGGCCAATTTATATGGATGGAATAGAAATAAATATGGAGCCAGGGGATGCTGCCATATATTTAGGTTGTGAGATAGAACATTGGAGAGAAGAATTTAAAGGAGATTGGCACGCTCAAACATTTTTACATTATGTAGATAAAAATGGTCAAAATAAAGATTGGTTAAGAGATAAAAGAACAATATGGGGAACCCCTAGATGAAATTTAAACAATACGAAAATGGATCTTGTGATATAGAATTTTCTGTCAAAGAAAGATGGTTAATTTTAAAAAAAGGAAAAATACATTTATCTGATGAGGCTTTAAGACATTTTGGAAATAAATTAGTTCAAATGGTTTCTGAATGGAATTTGAAATTTAAAAAAGATACACAAGAAAAACTTACATACGACAATACTAAGATTGAGGGTAAATGAGTTCAGAAAAGATTAAAACTTTTATTACTCCTATTTTTTTAGAACAAAAAAATGAATGGTTAAATAACTTAAATTTATATTGTGATCCTTATATTGATAATGCAAAAAAAGATAATAAAAAAATAATCGAAGAACATAAAATAAAATTTAATAAAGATGTAAAAGATTTTGGAATGACACATCATTCTTTACCATTAAATAATAACATTAATTTTGAAGAATTTAATAATTATGTAAAAGCAAAGTCTTATAGTTTATTAGAAGATATGGGTTATGATTTAAATAATTATAATTTGTATCTTACTGAATTGTGGGTTCAAGAATTTGCAGAACAAGGAGGAGGACATCATGAAGGACATATTCACTATGATAACCACATATCTGGTTTTTATTTTTTAAAATGTTCAGATAAAACCTCTTATCCAGTATTCCATGATCCAAGAACAGCTAAGCTTATGTCACAACTCCCATTAAAAGATGAGAATGAATTAACATTTGCAAGTAATAAAATACATATTAAACCATTCCCCGGCACTTTAATATTTTTCCCTGCATATTTAGAACATCAATTTACAGTGGATTATGGTATAGAACCATTTAGATTTATACATTTTAATTTGCAGGCTGTTAGAAAAATAATTACCAATTCTATTAGTAAGTAACTCTTTATTGTTAAATATATAGATATGGATGTATTAATTTGTTGCCAACCACCTATCTTTTCAGGAGATCCGTATTGAAAACGTATATTATCTCCATCAATCCAGCGCCCCTCTGCTTGAGAGGCAGTATCATTCTTATCAAAGCCTGAAGGCAACGGTATCTTTTTTAATGGCATATTTATGGTTATTATACCATCAATTGAATATAGCTAAAAGATTGTAGATATTTTTAAAGGCATAGGTTTTTTATACCCCATATCTATATATTTAACAATAAAGAGTTACCGTTGATTCAACAACAGGATTTCCAGCCACCGGTACAATAGATATTGATTCTGAATTAATTACTTATACAGGTTTAACTGGAACAACTTTTACAGGTTGTGTGAGAGGTGCTAATGGTACAACTGCAGCATCACATTTAGATAATGCTATTGTAACTAATGCTTCAAGTTGGGTTGGTTGGGGATTAGAATCAAATACAACTACAACAACATTAGCCGCTGCTTCCTGGTCTCTAGATAATTTTGGAGAGACATTAATAGCAACTATTAAAAATGGTTCAACATTTGAATGGGATCCTAATGCTGGAGCAGGAGTTTCAACTCGTGCAACTATTATAGCAGGTAATCCTACAGCTTCAGTTTTAACAAGAGTATCAGATAGAGACAGACATTTAGTTCATTTTGGAACTGAAACAACTATTGGCACACCTAGTACACAGGATCCAATGTTTATTAGATTTTCAGATCAAGAAGATATTGAAGTATATGAACCAACTTCTACTAATACTGCAGGTACATTTAGATTAGATAACGGTAGTAGAATTGTAGCTGCTGTTAAAGGTAAAGATTATATATTAGTTTTAACAGATGAAGCAGCTTACACCATGCAATTTGTAGGACCTCCATTTACATTTAGTATACGTCAAGTTGGATCTAACTGTGGATGTATTGGACAACACGCTGCAGTATTCGTAGATGGTGCGGTTTATTGGATGGGTGATTCCGGTAACTTCTTTATATTTGATGGTACAGTTAAAACATTACCTTGTACAGTGGATGATTTTATATTTACAATACAAGGCGATAGTTTAGGAGTTAATTTTACAAATGGTGAATTAGTTTTTGCAGGACACAATAGTTTATATAATGAAATTAATTGGTTCTATCCAAAAGCAACCTCTACACAAATAGATAGAGTAGTTACATATAACTATGTAGAACAAGCTTGGTCTACAGGCACACTTGCAAGAACAACTTATGAGGATGCACACGTTCTTCAAACACCAACAGCTACAAAATTTGATTCAACAAAAACACCAACCTCTCCAACTATTAATGGTATAAGTAATGGAGGCAGTTATGTATTTGCACATGAAGTTGGAGTTAATGAAGTATTAAATTTAACAAGTAATAATACAACAAATATTGTTATATCTTCATTTATAAGATCAGGAGACTTTGATCTTGATATAGAGGGAGATGGTGAATATTTCATTAAAATTAGAAGATTTATACCTGACTTTAAATATTTAGAAGGTAATACCAAAGTAACTTTATTCTTTAAGGCTTACCCCGCAGATTCAACAAACGCATTAGGAGAAACAACAGTAGGACCATTTACAGTATCCTCAACAACAGATAATATAGATACACGCGCGCGAGGAAGACTTGCTAGCATTAAAATTGAAAACGATGCGATAAATGATAACTGGCGTTATGGAGTATTTAGAGTAGATATACAACCAGATGGCAGAGGCGGAAGTGGACCACAAACATAATGGCTAGAGGAACTTGTTGGAGAGGATTTGAGCAAAAAGGTATGAAGAAAAAAGGTAATAAATTAGTTGCTAATTGTGTAAGGGCAGCAGCAAGAGGTGGAGAAGCTAGAATACCTAGAAAACCAGGACAACCTGCAGGATCAAAAAAACATTCTGATTTATATACAGATGAAAATCCAAAAGGTACTATTCAAGGATTAAAGTTTGCAACTGAAACAGATGCTAGAAAAAGTGTAGCAAAAATTAAAAATAGCGGTCGTAAACAAGCACATAAAATACAAGCAGCGGTAGCGATGGAACAAAGAGCTGGTGTTATGGGTAAAGCAGATGTTGTAAATGTATATCGTAATTATATAGATTCAATTAAGAAGAGCAAACAAGAAGGTGGATTTATATCTATTAAAGGAAAAGATTACATTAGAGATTTATTATAATGACTAAAATAAATATATATATTCCAGAACCTCAAGAGCCTTACACGGTTAATAATTTTAGACAAATTAATCAGGCACTAGAGACTTTACAAAATCAATTAAACACAAGTTTTAACGAAGATATTCAAGAAGACTTACAAACTTTGAGTTGGTTTTTAATAGGGACAGGTAGAAAAAATACTCAAATAAATTTCTCAAACGGAGCCTTAATTACAGGAATTCAACTAGCTACAAGTGTAGCATTAGTTACAATAGTAACCACATGACAATAGTTTATAAAGTACAAGGATATGATTTGACAACATCAACACTTACGACAGTGTTAACAATTGATGCATCCTCAAGAGCAATAGTTAAAGAAATAACTGTAGCTAATGATACAGTTTCGTCTACGGAGGTTAATCTTTATGTACGAGACAGCTCTGCCTCAACTGACTATAAGTTTTTTCACACAATAATTGGAGCAGATTCCACTGATAATGCAGTAAATAATACATTAGTTTTAGAAGAAGGAGATAGTTTAAAATTTCAATCAGCAACTGGAAATGCCATCTCTGGACAAATATCATATGCTTTGATAAATAGATCTCAACAAAATGGCTAGAAAAGTAAGTAATGGATCAGGTTCTTTTATTAAGTATACTAATAAAAAAAGACCAGGCAGACATAGTAAAAAAAATAATAAAAGAAACGATCATAAAGAATATCGTGGACAAGGAAGACGATAATAGTATATAATAATAGCTTATGAAAACTACAATAATAGATGGAGTAGAGGTTCCAATGTTACCAGCTAAGGCTGAAGAAATAATTAAAAATAAAATTACTGGAGAAGTATATAACTCTATAGCTGAGTTTAATGCTGATGTAGCAAATCCTAACACTCCAACACAAGCAGAACATTTACAACAAGATATTAAAATAACAGTTGCATCCTTAGAGGTATTTGGTAAAACTAAATAATGAACCCCTACGGTGGCACGGAAATTCAATTAGAGTATTTACATAAATACGTAGATAAAGATTTACTTAATAAAGTTCAAATAACAACATCAGTTCCAGAAAAAACTCCAATAGATCCAACTAAAATAAATGTACTGTGGGTGCATAATAGTTACGATCAACCTAATTTATATCCGTGGTTTAAAAATAAACTTAATCATAGAAAATATGATTGGTATGTATTTAATTCACATTGGACCTATGAAAAATATAGATTAATGTTTGATATACCTACAGATATTTCTGTAGTTATTAAAAATGGTTTTGATGATGATTTAATAGTAAAATCTGAATTTAAACCTAAAGAAAAATTAAAGCTTATTTATACTTCAACTCCATGGCGCGGATTAGATGTTTTGTTAAAGGCTATGGAACAAATTAAAACGGATAAAGTTGAGTTAGATATTTATTCTAGTACGCAGATATATGGAGATGCATTTAAAAAAGTTAATGATGATCAATTTATTAAATTATATGATAAAGCAAAATCATTAAAGTATGTAAATTATAAGGGATATATAGATCATAAAGAATTAATGAAAGTGCTACATACTTATGATTGTTATGTACACCCATCTACATTTGAAGAAACCTTTTGTTTAGCTGCTATGGAATCATTAGCCGCGGGACTCGTTGCAATGACCACGGACCTCGGTGCTCTATATGAAACATGTGCAGAATTTCCAATATACGTTCCTTATTTAAAAGACAAAGAAGCTTTAGCTAAACAGTTTGCAGGAGCCATAGATATGTTACCAGATTTAATTTCTAATGTTGATGAAAATAGAATGAAATTTCAAATGCAGTACTATAGACAATATTATCATTGGAATGTAATAAAGACATATTGGGAGAGATTTTTAAATGGCATCTAAAACACCTATTAGTATATTTGTAGCAACACCTGTTCACTCAGACGTATCCATACATTATTTTAAAGCTTGTTTAGAATTTCAAAAAGAATGTTTTGTTAGAAAATTACCTGTTATGTTTCAGGTTATGAAAAGTAGTTTAGTTACACAAGGAAGACAACTTTGTGTTTCTGGTTTTATGGGAACTAAAGCTACTCATTTATTATTTATAGATTCGGACATATCTTTTAGTTATAAAATGATTGAGAGAATGATAAACTATGACAAAGATATTTGTTTAATTCCATATCCAATTAAAGGATTAGACTTTGATAAAATCAAACAAAGAATTCAAGAAGGATCAACATTGGATGGAAGACTTTTAGGTAATCAATATACAATGGCTGTTCCAAACCCAGATAATGTAACAGTTGAAAATGGTTTTATAGAAGTTGAAAGAGGTCCTGCAGGTTGTATGTTAATTAAAAGATCTGTTATCGAAGCTTTAATAAAAGAATATCCAGAGTTTACTATAAATCAACATACATTAATTGATGGTAAGTTAGTAACAAGAGAACATATGTATAATTTCTTTGACACATATTGGGATCCTAAAGCTAAAACATATACAGGTGAAGATTTTTACTTCTGTAAATTAGCAAAACATGCAGGTATAAAAATGTATGCTTTAGTAGATGAATACATATCTCATCATGGAGAGTTTAGTTATACTGGTAGGTTATTAGACGAGTTTAAAAAGACCGAAACATCTACACAAATTGACGGTAAAAATATCAATAGTGACATAGATCCAGCATCGCTTGATATTGCTAAGAGCAAATAAATTCGTTAAAATAGGCGAGTATATTAATATATTAGTAACATATGGCAATACCAGCATTTTTAATACCCGCATTAACAGGATTCGCAATAAGCAAACTCACAGGAGCAAGCACTAAGAAAGCATTACAAAGTGCTTTATTAGGAGCAGCCGTTGGTGGTATCACTCAAGGATTTGGCGCTGACAAAGCTGCAGCAGCAGCAAGTGCAAATGCACAAATGGAAGCTTTTGGAGGATCAGCAACTGCAGGTAAATTAAGTAGTGAAGGTAATCTTATGTCCAACATAACAAAAGCATTTGGAACAGGTGCAAAAGATGGTGTACCAGGAACTGGTATAGCAGGATTTTTAGATAAAACAATTCCAGGTCTTGGAAAAACTACGGTAGGTGAAGGTTTATTATATGGAGGAGGAGCAGGTGCTCTTTATAAATCTTTTGTAGATTCAGCTAACGCTCCAAAAAAATCTTTATTCTATGGTGCAAATGTTAATTACGCTAACCCAGCAATTTATAATCAAGTAGGACCAAACAAATTTAAAGTAGGACAGTATGATGATCAAGGTAATATGACTGCAACATCAATACCTGGATCTGAAAATTATGTACCACCAGAAGCTGTATATGCTAGAGGTGATGTACCAGGTATGCCTTACAAAGTAGCTGAACAAATGATTACAGCTAAAGAAGGTGGATTAGCCACATTAAGAGGAATTAAAAAATATAATATGGGTGGTCAAGTGTTACCAAGTAAAGTAACTCATGATGAAAATGATATTAACAATTATGTTAGAGCAAATGGACATGTAATGGATGGAACAGGTAATGGAGACAAAGATGA